GCTTTCGCCGATATATCTTCGGACAGGGGTTCAACTCCCCTCGCCTCCACCATATAAGAACGCTAATATTGATACTTACCGTATCAATATTAGCGTTCTTATTTTATGCCCGAAAAGCCTGTGCTTACGGGCTTTTTTGTGTTTTGTGGGGTTCTAAACGCAGATAGTCTACCTTTGAAAAGCTGCGTTTTCGACCGAATCAAAGCCATCACCCGCACCGATGCTTTCGATTGCTCGAAATAGTTTCACTTTTTTCATGGGGTTTCATTTTTCGCTCAAAAATAGTTTCATACCCGCGCTTACGCTTAGTTATCCCGATAAAAAGAGGCTGAGCCTTACAACCCAACCTCAATCTCTGTTCCGTTTTTGAACTCGAATACCATCCTGCCGTCGTGGAAAACCGTAGCCTTATTGAGCAGTGCAATCCACAGCCTTTCGTCCCATTCATCGAGGACGAGTGGCTGTTTCTTTAGTGCCTCGATGAACAACCGGAGCTCTCGGTCTTGGTCATACTTTCGATTTTTCTCGGCGGTCACCTCAGCAAAACGTGCTGTCGCTTTCTCGTAGCGGCTAAGGAGCTCGTTGTACTTCTTAGCGTATTCTTTCTGCGATTGTACCGTAGAGGCGTTTTCCCTGACACAGGCTTTGACCATCTCCGCCACAACCGTAATTTCCTCGTTTAGGCTTTCCAGTTCTACGTCCAGCGCTGTAGTGTCGGAAAGCACCCGCTGCATGGAAGCACAGTCCGAAATAACGTTTTCTCGGTCTCCCATCAGGCGATTGTAGGCAATCAGGAACTTCCGCTGGATGGTTTCCGTGTCCAGATGCGGCGTTGCGCATTTCATCTCGCCCTTGAACTTGCTATTGCACCGCCATACCATCTTGCGGTATGGGTCGTTGGAGTGCCACACTTTTTGACCGAAGAATCCTCCGCAATCACCGCATACCAGCTTCGATGAGAACACGCTGTTGCCGCTGTACGCTCTACCGAGTGACCTGCGCCGCGCAATCTCTGTCTGCACCATGTCCCATTCAAATGGCTCAATAATAGCGTCATGGCTGTGTTCCACATAATACTGTGGAACCTCGCCCTCGTTGACCTTCATCTTTTTGGTGAGGAAGTCAGTCGTGAATTTCTTCTGCAGGAGTGCATCGCCTTTGTACTTTTCGTTTGAGAGAATGCTATTTACTGTGGTTTGGCTCCATTTCTGCTTGCCGGACGGTGTCGGAATGCCCTGTTGCTCTAAGTATCGGCAGATGCCAGCGGGCGTTTTGCCCTCAAGAAATAGCCTATAGATGAGCCGAACAATTGCGGCTTCTTCTTCGTTTATCACAGGTATACCGTTCTCTCCTTTTTCGTAGCCGAGAAACTGTTTATACGGCATACTGACCTTGCCGTCTGCAAAGCGCTTTCGCTGCCCCCAAGTTACATTTTCCGAAATGCTCCGACTTTCCTCCTGAGCTAACGAACTCATTATCGTGATGAGTAGCTCGCCCTTGCTGTCGAAGGTGAAAATGTTCTCCTTTTCAAAATAGATTTCCGTGCCATGCCCCTTCAGCTTCCGGACGGTAGTGAGGCTGTCCACGGTATTGCGGGCGAATCGGCTGACCGATTTCGTGACGATAAGATCAATCTTACCGGCGAGAGCGTCCTTGACCATCTGCTTGAAGCCATCGCGGTGCTTGGTGTTTGTCGCCGAGATACCTTCATCCGTATAGACCCCGACGAACTCCCAATCCTCACGGGATTGAATGTAATGCGTGTAGTAATCCACCTGTGCCTCGTAGCTGGTTTGCTGTTCCTCGCTGTCTGTGGACACGCGGGCATAGCCAGCCACCTTGCGCCTCGCCACCAAAGTCGCCGGCAGAGCCGTGAAGCGATTTTTGGTGGCAGGTATTGTTGTTACTGATTTTGGCATGGTTTTTTACTCCTTTTCCTCATTTTCTCTGCTGCTGCCTGCCGCATTTCTGCTGTCCAACTCTCGGAACGTGAGCGGTCTTGCCATGTAGCTTTTTCCGTATGCCCATCCGTAAATATAAACTCCAGATTGTTGTTCGGCAGTGCGGTTATAAAGGCAATGCGCTCAGCAAATATGTTCTCGTTAAAGGAGTTGCAGCCGAGCACATCGGCGGTAACGGCTTTGAGCGTGTTCTCTGGTATCTGCTTAGAAGCACAGTGTTTTTTGCCTTTAGTGTTATAAGTGGAACAGACCCAAGTAATACAGGTGGGCGTGGTCTTGCGGCGGTAGTTTTTTCCGCAGAGACCGCAACGTATCTTGCCAGTGAAGGCTGTGGTCGTGCCGGGTTTAATCTTAACGCTGTCCGCCCGTCTGATAAGCTCCTGCTGTACTGCATTAAAGGTCACACGGTCGATGATAGGCTCGTGGGCATCCTGAACGTGGTACATGGGAAGCTCTCCGCGGTTAATCCGTGTTTGCTTTGTTAGATGGTCGGTGCGGAAGGTCTTCTGTAAAAGCAGGTCTCCAGCGTATTTTTCATTTCGCAGCATCTTGCTGATGGTATCTTGGTGCCATCTTCTTTCAAAACGCGTGGGAACGCCCAACTCATTGAGCCTGTTGGCGATTGCCTGTCTGCCGAGCCCTTGGAGATACCATTTGAATACCAACCGTACCGTTTCGGCTTCTTCGGGCACTATCTCAAAAACGCCGTCCTTTGCCCGATATCCGAGTATCGTGCAATCCCACGGCTTTCCAGCTTCGAAGTTACGCTTGATACGCCATTTTTGATTTTCGCTTGCTGATAGACTTTCTTCTTGCGCATAGGATGCCAGAATGGTCATCATCAGTTCCCCCTCGGCACCCATCGTGTGTATGTTCTGTTCTTCGAAAAAAACGTCCACTTCCAGCATTTTCAGCTCTCGCACGGTTTCCAGTAGAGTAATCGTGTTTCGAGCAAAGCGGGAAATGGACTTGGTAAGTATCAGATCAATGCACCCTGCGCGGCAGTCGGTAAGCAGCCTTTGAAACTCGTCACGGCATTCCTTGGTGCCGGTAATCGCCTCGTCAGCATATACACCGGCATATTCCCAATCGCCGTGCTCCTGTATCAGCGAACTGTAATACGTGACCTGCGATGAGAGCGAGTGCAGCATTGCGTCTTTGCCGCTGGATACGCGGGCATAGGCAGCGACGCGCTTTTTTCGCTTCAGCTTCGGTGGATAGTATACCTTTTTTATTGTTTTAGGCATATTTTCACCCCCTCGTAGTGTGACATATTACCTCTGATACTACTATATAGCAAGTCGTTATCCCGGAATAAACTACACGAAGATAAGCCATATTTCTCAGCCATCATTGTATCAATTATGACGTACTCAGCCTCGGTGATAATACCCTCCGACAGCATCCGACGCGCCTGTGCCATAGCGGATTTGTAGCCAAGAATACGATCATTCACGGCTGACACCTCCGAACCGTGCGGCGATATAGCACTGGTGGGAGCAATATTTTCGCGCCTTGCTCCCTATGCTCACAAAGGACTGACCGCAGTTCGCACATGTCAGGTGGTATTTTGTTCGGGACTTACTGCCACGGTTGGCATACCACCACGCCGCGCGGCACTTGTCAGAACAGAATTGCCGTGCTCTGTGCTTGTCCTTTACCTTGATGGGCTTGCCGCACTGCCTACAGACCGGCGCGGTGGATATGGTTTCTTCACTGAGACGGGTCCGGCGGCAGTAAGTCTTTATCGTGTTTTCCGAAATTGACAGCATCTCCGCAATGCTCGCGTAGGTACAGCCGCGCTGCCGCATTTCATGAATCTGGTTTTTCTGGTCGGTCGTCATAACCTTGTCCTCCGTTCTGAGGAGCCTTCCTCAAAACTCGCTGGACATGAAAAGGCCGCTTTGACGAAAAAAAGAAGCCCGCTGAAGAAAAATTCCTCGGCGGGCTGTAACTGTAGATCAACGTCTTAACCTTTGGTTTATGAATTTGTGGCGGGAAACGGACTATTCTTTATTCGCTGTACTTAACAAAGGCGTCAGAGAAACCAGCCGCCTTGATCTTTTTGAGCATAGCATCGGCATTTGACTTGACGGAAAACGCGCCAAGCTGGATACGGTAGTATTTCTTCGGCGTGTCAGATTCAGCGGTCGTTTCCGCTGCCGTCAACCCAGCTTTAACCTCCGCACGGAAGGTGTCCATAGATTTCCCGTGCTTGGGGAACCAGTGCATCACATCGCCGTGGTTGCTGGCGATGCCCAGTTCATGCCCCTCGCTGTGGCAGATAAGATACGGCCGCTCCGGGCGGATGCCGTACTGTTTGCAGAGATATACGCAGAGCTCCACGGCT